TACCTCCTTGGCTGCTCTCTCGGTCACGGTGATGCCAGCGCCGCACTCCAGCGACTGGCGCTCGATGCGCAGGTCGCCGTCCAGACGGACGGAAGCCAGGGACGCGCGCACCACGTCGTGCGGGTAGACCTCGGGCCACCACTTGCGCTTGTAGGTGCGCTCCATGCGTACGACTGACAGCTCCGCGAGCCTGCGCCGCGCGTAGGCATCCAGCGTCTCGCCGCCGATGCGCGTGGGGTTGCGCTCGCTCTCGTCTATCCAGTAGCCCACCTGCTGGTAGCTCGTGGGGCTTGACGCGTCCTCGTTCGTCACAACGACGCGGTTCGTCCCCTCGGTGACGGTGAAGCGGTTCGGGATGCCGTCGTAGGTGTCCCCGTAGTCCACGCTTGGCAGGACGAGCGACGCGCTCGTGCCGTCCAGCGTGACGGCTGGTTCCGTCGGCCTCGGCATGACGTGAATCTCGCCGCTGCCCGTGATGCGGATGACGTGGCCGCCAGCGTCGCAGACGCGCCACGCGACGGACAGGGCGCTCTCGCCCTCCTCGGGCACGACGTTGCCAGCGAGCGGGAATCCCTCGCCCACGACCTCGACGGGTGCCACGCAGTTGAGTCGCAGGAGCCGCGCCGCGTACTGAGCGCCGTCGCTGCCAGCTGGCGCGTACTGCGACGGGGACAGCTCGTAGACGCTCGCGGGGTAGAGCACGGAGCGCGCCGTCACGGAGTCGGTCGGCACGCCGTGGTCGGTCTTGCCGCCGTTGCGCACCAGCTCCAGCGTGGCCACGTCCACGCGCTCGCGCGCGCCGTCCTGCTCGGCGACCATGGCGATGCGGTAGTAGCCGCGCGGGATGGCGGCGTTGGTGGCCGCGACGGTGCCGCTCTCCATGAGGGCGGCCTTGCCCGTCGCGTCCTTGGTGATGGTGATGGAGTCGATGCCCTCCACGCGGTCTCCGTCGGCCCATGTCTCGGGGTTGACGCGGTAGACGCGCCACGTGGAGGAGTAGCTACGTTGCCAGTCGAGCATTTACTCCCCCTCCACGACGTTGTACTCGGGCAGCATGTACGCTGGGGTCAGCCGAATCTCGGTCGCGTTGATGCTGACCGCCGCGAGCTGGCTCGTCGGTGCCACACTCTCAACCTGCACGTCGGCCTCGTAGGCCGCGCCCGTCGGGGTGCGCACGAACGCGGGGCCGACATGGTGCGCGAGGTCGAGCACCGCCGCGATGGTCTCCGCGTCGGTGAGCCTGAGCACGTCCGTGCTGAGCTTCGCGGTGCGGCGGATGCCCTGGTTGAAGAAGGCATCGGTCGAGCCGTCCAGATACTCGTGCACGTCCACGTCCTTGGCGTAGCCGTCCGTGATGGCGATGTTGTACGGCAGCTCCACGCTCTGCCCCGCCCAGTCGATGCGGATGGCCGAGCCGCCCATCTCGTATGGCACGTCGGCCCACTGCACGTCACCGTCGGCGGTGCGCAGCGCCACGCGGTAGGCGAGCGCCATGCCGTCCCCGTACGGTGCGTAGAGGTCGGTCACGGTCGCGTCGAGCGGGTACGTCTGGCCGATGAGCTGCGCGCCGTCTCCCGTGAGTCGGTAGATGTCGTAGCAGTCGGTGGCCACGCTGCCCGTCGGCGCGGCGAGCGCGATGGTCGCGGACTTCGCCGTCGGGTCGGGCGTGACCGTCACGAATCCCTTGGGGTCTGGGGCCTGATGGCTCCACGCGACGGTGGTGTGCGCGGTCACGGTTTCGGAGCTGAGACCCGTCGACGGGTCGGTGGCGCGCACGGTGACGGTATAGCCCGCCTTGTCCACGAACGCCCTGCCCTCGGGCAGCGTCACGGTGGCAGCGCCATCCACCCACTCTGGCTCGACCACGCCAGACCACACCACGTCCCCAGCCGCTTGCACGTCCATGCCATAAGGCATGTCGCCGCTCACGCCGTCGGCGGTCACGATCACGGTGAGCGTCGCGTCGCTCACGTCGCAGGTGGCGCTGATGGCCATCGGCTGCGCCGTCAGCGTGGCCGCGGTGGTGGCGGTGAGCGTCGGTGCCTCCACGATGGTCACGGCCTTGGCCTCGGACGTGACCCACGCGCCGCCCATGCTCACCATGACGGAGAGCGTGAGCGAGCCGCCCACGGCGAGCGACGCGAGCCTGTCGGCCTCGATGGTGCACGTGCCGAGCGCGGTCTGGCCCTGGTCAACGACGGTTCCGTTGCCGTCCAGCACGCACCATGCGTCCTGCGTCGCGCCACCGTCGTACGTCCACGTCAGCGTGAGGTCGCTGCCCTCGGCCACGTAGCCGTCGCATGAGAGCGTGACGGACGCGGGAACCTGCGCGGGGGTGACCATGTATGCCTCGCTATACGGGCCGTAGGTGGTCGCGTCCGCGCCCTCGTGGTAGCGGCGCGCCTTGACGTACGTGGTCTGGCCCTCGTCCAGCCCCTTGATGGTGATGGTCGCGGAGTGCGCGTAGGTCGTGCCGTCGCGCGTGACCGAGCCGTCGTCGTAGAGGATGTTGAACGCGTCAGGCTCGTCCGTCGAGCGCCACGTGTCAAGCTCGCCAGACCAGCTCAGCTCCGTGCCCGTCGAGCTGTCGTCCTGCCAGCCCAGCAGCATGACGGCGCTCTCGCCGTCCGCGCCAGCGTGGCCGTCGAGGATGGTCACGGTGTCGCCCTGAGCGCTGTACGCGGGGCGGTAGAGCGTGTCCAGCTCCCTCGGGGCGCTGTAGGAGTAGAGCAGGTTGTCGATGACGTCGACGGCCCTCACGCGAAGCCACGAGTGACGGCCAGCGGTGGTCGGCCGCACGTCGGCGACGTTGACCGCGAGCGCTGAGCACGCGCCGTCATCTGGCGCGCCCACCACGTCCCACTCGCTCGACGCGGCGCTCGCCTCCTCGATGGTGGAGTACTCAACGTCGACCAGCGCCTGTAGCTGCACCTTCGTCACGGGGTGCTGCTTGGTCTTGTTGGTCTTGATGTACGCCACGACGGTGCCGGTGACGCCCGTGGGCGCGTCCACGTCCGTGATGGTCGGGCTGTTCGGGAACGCGAGGTAGTACCGCTTCTCCACCCAATCGCTCGCGCCCGCAAATCCGCGTGCGCGCGCCTTGCAGATGCACTCGATGTAGCCGCCGCCCAGCGACTGGAGCGCTGAGACGTTGACGGAAAGGCTCTTCGAGGTCGACTGCGTGGTGTCGTGCTCGCTCTTGAGCCACGTGCGCGTGGTCGTGTTGCGCACGCGCCAGTAGTACTCGGTGTCGTACCGCTCGTGGCGGTCGGTGCCAGCGTTGGTCGTGATCGTGGTCGAGATGATGCCGTTCTCCGCGTCGACGGCATAGGCCTCGACTTTGGGCTTGCGCGGCTTCTCGAAGCCGTAGGTGACGGACGGGACGAGCGGGGACGCGCCCTTGTCGTTCTTTGCGCGCACCTTGCAGGTCACGCTGTAGAGCCGAATCTTCGTCAGCGGAAAGAAGCTGGCGCGGGTGTAGGTCTTCTTGCCAGCGTCGAAGGCGTTGAGGTTGATGGCCGCTGCGGTGGCGGTCTCGTTGTAGAGCGTGACCGCGTGCTTGGGGTCGGTTCCGGCGATGCCGAGCGACCACGTAAGCTCCAGCTCGGTCGTACGGTGGTCTGAGTCGTTGGTGAGCGACTTGGGCACCTTCCAGCCCGCCTCGACGCGGTAGTTGCTGCCGCGCTTGACGTGAAGCGACGAGACGCCGCCTGTGGGCTTCTTGGTGATGGTGGTCGGCATGCTAAATCGCCCCCGTCATCTTGAGCATGCGCAGGTCGCGCGTGAGCTGGCTGACCAGCTCCGTCGCGTCTCCGCTTCCGTTGTAGGTGAGGTAGACGTTCACGCCGCCGGAGCCGCCCATCTTCGATGCCAGCGCGTCGGCGTAGCGGTCGAGATACGGGGCGTAGCTGGGCCACACGAACTCCCCGCCGCGCTCGCCCACGCCCGCGAAGAGCGTCGGCTGGTCGAACCAGCCGCCCTTTGCGTACCAGCTCACCGAGAAGCTGGGCAGGCTGCCCTTGCCGCCGATGCCCCACGGGGCCTTGCCGCCGCTCACGCTGAAGTGCGGCAGGTTGATGTGCGGCAGTTGCAGCTTCACGCCGCTGATTACGCTCTTTATCTTGTCGATGGCCTTGCTCACGGCGTCCTTCGCGGCGTTGA